GTTCAAAACGGACATACATCAATCCACATTGATGCAGATTCTCCCTTTATTAGTCCAGGTCAGCCGGGGGCTAATTGAAGAAGGCACTTAAAGGGGCAACCAAGCCGCGCTTGCAGAATGCGCCGCTTAAAGGCAAGACCAGATTGCCTGAGGTCAAGAAGTTTCTTGATGATCTAAACCTTACGCTGCTGCCTTGGCAGGAATATGTGCTAAAGGATTTGCTGGCAGTAGATAAGGCTGGTAAATGGCGTAGAAAGACAAGCTTGCTGCTAGTAGCACGTCAGAATGGCAAAACACACCTAGCACGCATACGCATCCTTGCCGGTTTGTTTGTTTTTGGCGAAAAGAATATAGTGGCTATGTCATCTAACAGGGGTATGGCTTTAGATACCTTTCGCAAGGTAGTTGAAGTTATTGAGGATAACCCAATGTTGATGGCTCAGGTAAAGCAGATTCGCGTGGCTAATGGTCAGGAATCAGTTGAGCTCTTAAATGGCGCTCGGTATGAGATAGTCGCGGCAACAAGAGATGGCAGCCGTGGTAAGACCGCGGACTTGCTTTACATTGATGAGTTACGTGAGATTGATGAAGATTCTTGGACAGCTGCTAAGCCAATCACTAGGGCAAGGCCAAATAGTCAAATATTTATGACTAGTAACGCAGGGGATGCCTATTCAAGCGTATTAAATGACTTACGATCTAAAGCATTGTCATATCCACCGCCTACAATGGGCTATTGGGAATATAGCGCTGATGATTTTGCCAAGATAACCGATAAAAGCGCCTGGTATCAGGCTAACCCAGCATTGGGCTACTTGATTGATGAATCAACGATTGAAGAAGCAATAGCCACATCTAGCGTTGAAGCTACACGAACGGAAACCCTTTGCATGTGGATTAGTGCGCTTAAATCGCCATGGCCACATCAAGCATTTGAAGATTTAGGCTTTGCTGAGTTGAAACTAGAGCCAGGCAGGTTGACTATATTTGGCATGGACATATCGGTTAATAAAAAGATGGCAAGCCTAGTTGCTGGTCAGATTATGGATGATGGCAAGGTTGGTGTAGGCGTTATAGCCCAATTTGAAAGCCAAGTAGCCATAGATGAACTAAAAATGGCTATTGAAGTCAATGAATGGGCTAAGCAATACAAACCAAGGATGATTTGCTTTGATAAGTACGCCACGATGAGCGTAGCCGAGCGGTTAAGCCAATCAGGCCACAAAATACAGGATATGTCTGGAACTGTGTTCTATCAGGCTTGCTCTGATCTATATGACAGCATAGTTAACGCTAGGATTGTTCATGCAGGCCAGCAAACTTTAGTAGATAGCATGAATAACTGCGCGGCTAAGGAATCGGATGCCGGTTGGCGTATCGTGCGCCGTAAGTCGGCTGGGGATGTGTCAGCTGCCATCTCATTAGCCATGGTCGTGCATCAACTGCTAAAGCCACAAAGCAAACCGCAAATCTATGTCTAAAATGCTACATATGTCCGTTTTGTGTGGTATCCTTAAACGATGGGTCTATTAGATCGTTTTCGCCCTGCAAAAATAGAGGCGCAACTCGCACCGCCGTTAATGACGGATTCTTTTAATTATTTTCTTCCATTAGCATTTAATCCAGTTGGTCGTGAAGAAGCTATTAGCGTTCCATCTGTTGCAAGATGCAGAAACCTTATTGCTGGAACAATCGCAACGTTCCCACTTTGCTTATACAAAAAAAGCACAGGCGAAAAACTTGGCAAGCCATTATGGCTAGAGCAACCAGCATCGGCACAACCAATATCTGTAACATTAGCCTGGACAGTTGATTCATTATTATTTTTTGGGGTTGCATATTGGCGCGTAACTGAAACTTATTTTGATGATGGCAGACCAGCAAGATTTGAATGGATTGCACCTGGTCGCGTGTCATTTGATAGCGATCCTGTATCACAATACATAACACGCTATTACATTGATGGCAAAGAAGTTCCAATGTCGGGTCTTGGCTCTTTGATTACATTCCAAGGATTAGATGAAGGCGTATTAGCGCGTGGTGCAAGAACATTAAGAGCTGCAATTGATTTAGATAAATCAACAAGCGTTGCAACTGCTACGCCAATGCCTTCAGGTGTAATTAAAAATACCGGAGCAGATTTAAGCAAAGAAGAAGTTGATGCCATATTGGCAGCTTGGAAGTCGGCACGATCACAGCGCGCAACAGCCTATCTGACTAGCACTTTAGATTACGTGCCGACCAGTTTTAGTCCAAAGGATATGGGCTACGTTGACCTAATACAAAACATGAGTACGCAAGTAGCACGTTTGATGAATGTACCTGCATATTACATAAGCGCAGATATGAATAACAGCATGACATATGCCAACGTTCAAGATGAACGCCGTCAGTTTGTTTCTCTATCTTTAGCGCCTTACTTGCATGCCATTGAAGGCCGACTAAGCATGAATGACATTACAGCATCAACTAACATTGTTAAGTTTGATGTAGAGGATGCTTTCTTAGCAGTAAATGCAATTGAAAGATTAACTGTAATTGAGAAGCTATTATCACTTGGTTTAATTACAGTAGAACAAGCCATGGAAATGGAAAACCTATCACCGAATGGAAATGAAAATGCACCTAACATTTACTAGCGATTTAGAATGCTCAATTAGTGAGCGCACCATTTCTGGCAAAATTGTGCCGTTTGATGGTGAGATTGGGCAGACATCTGCAGGCAAGGTTGTATTTGAAAAAGGATCTATTGAGATTCCAGAAAACCCTAAGCCAAAGCTTTTGCTAGAGCATGATGCAAAAAAGCCAATTGGTCGCATGATTTCTTATCGTGAAAATGAAGATGGCATGTACGCAACATTTAAAATTAGCAACACGACACGCGGAACAGATGCACTAATTGAAGCATCTGAGCAACTACGTAGCGGCCTATCAGTTGGCGTTGAAGTCATTGATGGCAAGCGTGATGGTGGCGTTTATCGTGTCTTATCAAGCAAAATGATGGAAACAAGTCTTGTTCAAGCTGCTGCGTTTAAGAGCGCGGAAGTTTTGAGCGTTGCTGCATCTGAAGATGATGCTGCAAAAGAAACAACAACCCAAAACGAAAGCGAGGCCGTTGTGGAAGACACAACAAACGCCGTAGCCGTTGCGCCTGAGGTTGAAGCCCCTGCGGTGGAAGCTTCGCGCCCAACAGTTACAGCACCAATTTATGCCAAGCCACGTTTAGAGTTCACCAAGGCTAAGTACCTTGAAAACACTCTACGTGCAAAGTTCCTTGGCGATGACGATGCAGCAATGTATGTCCGCGCTGCCGACAACGAAACAACTACTGCTCCTGGCATGGTTCCAACACGCCAGCTAACAGAGATTATTAACCCACTATCAAATGCAGACCGCCCAATGATTGATTCAATCAGCCGCGGAACCTTACCTGATGCTGGACTTGTATTTCAGATTCCTAAGGTAACTGCTGTACCAACAGTAGATCAGATTGATGAGAATCAAGCAATTGCAGATTCACAACTAACTGCATCTTTTATCAACGTTGATGTAAAGCCATTCAAAGGCCGCGCAATTACAACTGTTGAGCTAATTGATCGTTCAAGCCCAGCATTCTTTGATGAGCTCGTACGTCAGATGGAGTTTGCTTACGCAAAGGAAACCGACTACTACGTAACCTCTGAAGTTGCAAATGATGGCGTTCTAAATGCAACAGCAACAAGCGAGGACAAGACAGGTCTTTTGACTTACATTGCAAACGCAGCTGGCGCAATCTATAAGGGAACACTTGGCTTTGCTCGCAACATTGTAGTATCACCTGAGCAATGGGCAAAGATTATGTCCTATGAAGATGGTGGCCGCCCAATTTACATTGCATCAAATCCACAAAACAATGGTGGAGTTCTTTCACCAGATTCAGTTTCAGGAACAGTTGCAGGCTTAACCCTTCGTGTCAACCGCCAAATCTCTGGAACTGGTGCAACCGGTCTAGGCGATTATTCAATGGTAGTTGTCAACCCAGATTCATATCAATGGTTTGAATCACCACGCTTCCAGCTACGCACTAACGTAAACAGCGATGGAACAATTGACTTGCTGTACTACGGCTATGGTGCATTAGCTACCAAGGTTGGCGCTGGTGCAAACTGGTTCAACAAGTCCTGATCTAACTAACTAGATCGTAGAGTTACCCCGGCGCACAGCCCTTGCGCCGGGGCTAACATTAGAAAGGAAA